TATTGACCCATAGCTTGAGAGCCTTGACCCAATAGACTTGACCCAAACAAAACATCCCTCTGACCTAATTGTTGAGCATTAGCCGCCAACTCAGCCTCTTGTCTAGCACGAGCGTTATACAGAGCCTGTAGTTCAGGAGTAGTAGCACCCAAAGTACCACCTTGAGCAACAGCCAAACCACCACGACCTTGTTGTTGGAGTCTGTTTTGCAATGTGGCTAACTCTAACTCTCTGCCTGGTTGCAATAAAGCCATCTGTTGATTGAGATAGTTCTGAGCAACCGCTTCAGGAGATTGAGCCAAGTATTGATTGCCAAGGTTAAACAAGTTTTGAGCGCCAGTCTGCAAAGGAGCAAACTGTTGTTGTGCCGCTTCTGCTTGAGTAAGACCTTGGTTTGACAAAGCCATGAATCTGTCTTGCTGTGCTTTGGCTTCAGGGCTTAGTGTGTACCCTGCGCTTGTCAATTGACCAGTTACAGGATCGACTTGGAACTGTGAAGTACCAAAGCGAGTAGTCATGCCAATAGGTCGGAAAGCCGCAGATGCTTTAGCTGCAGCAGTCTCAGCATCTATTCGTTGTTGGGCAGAAATAGCAGCTTCACGAGATGTTTGTTGTTGCAGAAGACCTGCGCCTGTTGTCAGACCAGAAGACACTAAAGAAGCTATTTGAGATGGTGTTAATGCAGTTCCAACACCAGTACCTCCTCCAGTACCCACACCAGTTCCTACGCCAGTACCAACTCCCGTTCCACCACCAGAAATATTTACACCAGTATTTAAAGCACCAGCGCCCAAGCCTGTCAAGCCAGTAGTAACTCCAGTATTTAATGCACCTAAACCAACATTGGCGGCATTTGTTAATCCAGTAACACCACCAACAGTAGCCGCTGTTCCTGCGCCAGTACCGAGTAATTGATTTCCTAGATTAGAACCAGTCAAAACTCCTGTACCTGTTAAAGCACCAGTTCCCGTAGTTCCCAATAGGCTTGTGCCAAGTGTAGAACCAGACAATATTCCTGTTCCTGTTAAACCTGCTAGACCTGCTCCAGTACCTAACAATCCTGTGCCAAGAGTTGAGCCTGTCAAAACACCAGTACCAGTTAAACCTGCACCCGCAGTAATACCAGCCCCTGTACCTAAAGAACCAAGACCTGCCGTTCCTGCGGCATTAATTCCTAATCCAGCCGCACCACCTGTTATACCTGTGCCAACGCCCATTCCCGCAACAGTACCTGCTGTTCCTGCTGCTGCCGCAAACTCTGCCGCTGACAAACCTAATGCTGATGCTTCTGCTGCCGTTAGACCTAATCCTGCGGCTTCTGCTGCCGTGAGTCCCGCTGCGGTTGTTCCTCCTAATCCACCCAATAGACCTGCGGCATTCAAGCCAAAGTAAGCACCGCCAAGAATTAAAGCAGGTTTTACCCAACTAGGCACATCAGAACTTGACGCACCAGTTGTATAGAAAAGAGGCTTACCAGAGGCATCAAACTCTACTCGATAGCCTGTGTTACCACTACCAGTAAATGTGCCACCAAAGGCATTACCAGTTTGACGTTCACCATAAGTAGTAGGTACAGGTTGACCAGTTAACTTGTTACCAAAACTTCCATCTGGCAATTGTCCAAACTGAGTAATATCAGTAATTCCAATGCCAGCCAAAATATTAGCCATGTCAGCGGCATTAGCTTGTGGCGATCCTTTGCCTTCACCTGTCCACTTTTCTGTAGTGCCTTGACCAAGAATCTGCTGAGTCAAGTATGTCTTAGCAACATCTGGATTAGACGCAAGTGCAGAAGAAACTTGTGATGGAGAAACACCAGCCGCTTGCATTGTTTGGTTTATCAACGTTGCATCAGCATTCGGGTTAGCATTAAACCAACCGAGAATATCAGCATTCGTTACCGATGGATTAGCAGGAGCAGGAGTTGGAGCTACAGGAGCAGGAGCAATAGCCGCTTGGAAACGATTAACAACTTCTGCAACAGGAGCGCCAGTTACTTGTGCTAGACGAACAGGAGATACCCCTGCCTCTTGCATTGTTTTAGCGATCAGAGCATCACTTGCATTTGGATTGGCGTTAAACCATCCAAGAATGTCAGCATTGCTTACAGCAGGTGCTGAAGGAGCAGGAGCTGAAGGAGCAGGGCCACTAAGCATTCCCTGTGGAGCAACCGCTTGTGCTACTGGAGGAGGAGGCGCACCAGTAGCCGATTGATATTGAGCAGCACTAACACCCGCTTCTGCCATTGTCTGATTGATAAGAGCCGCATCAGCACCAGGGTTGGCATTCAACCACCCCAGAATATCTGCATTAGTAACTGCCATGATGTTTACTCCGCTTCTTTAGGAACTTGCGCTTCAGCCTGTTCTTTAATCTTTACGATAAGAGGCCATACGCCACTAGACGATGGGAGGCTTCCCAATGTCTGTAACACAAAATTGATTTCGTTAATGTCTAACTCTAGCTTCATGCTTGACCCCAAGGAGTGCCAGAAGCCGTTACTGGTGCTTTCTGCAAAGCAATCTGAGCCGCCAAAGCCGCTTCAGTTGCAGTCTTATCCACCGATTCCCAGACCCAACCCAAAACTGTTTCTTGTGTCAGGTCTGCATAAGGCGTGTTGACTGTGCCATCTGCCCATGAGCAAGTTGAATAGATAGAGGCTGTGTAGTCTCCATCTACTGCTGTGGCTTGCCAATGGGCTGTGGTTACAAAACCATCTGCTGTTTTGCGGTCAAGTTGTGAGATTGTCCAAGTGGTAGTCATGTTAGTTTTCCTTTAAAAATTAGCAAGCCATCAAAACGCATGGGACACAATATGAGCCATCTGCGTATGTGCAAGTGATGTGGTTTGAAGTTACTTTTGCAACAGTTTTAGAGCGAACAATGTCATCGCCTTGTGGCTTGGCAGTTCCATCACCCGCAGACATGAGCAAGTCACCACGAACAACAGTTACGCCTTGAGCAATGCGGATAATCATATCGCCTGTCATTGCCATGTTGATTTCGTCAACATTGTGTTGCTCATCATGTGACCAGTTAACAAACACGCCAGCAACATTTACATCACCTTCAGTGTCTGAGACTTTGACTTTATTTAACTGCTCGTTGGCAACAGGCTGTCCATCTTTGGTATAGACATTCATTTCATCAAGGTTGGACATCACAGTACCTTTGAACAACTCAGGCTTAGTGAGCATTTGCGCCCAACGAGATAAGTGACCGCCATTGTAGGAAACAGTTGTTCCAGATACAGAGATGTTTCCTTCTTCAGTTGAAGCCTGATAGAAACGAATTAAGTTGCCGTCATTGGTAAGTCGGTTAACTAACAGAACCTCATCGGCATTTACAGTAAAAACACCTTTACCTGTAGGACTTAAGTAACCACCAGCGTCTGCAAAAACAGCGGCTGATTTGCCCACCAGCAAGTTACCGCTAGTGTCTATTCTGGCTCGTTCTGAACCATTGATTTCCCATTTGCAAACCCCGTTTTCGGAGTTCAGGAAAACCATGTCAACGCCTTCCATTGCAAAACTTCCACCATCGGCATCGGTAGCACCTGTGGCAGAGTTTTGTAAGCGAATACGGGCAGTGCTAGAAGAAACAGAGCCAGTGCCATATATCTGTAATGAATATGACCCTGTTGGAGTCACTCCAAGACCCATTAGGCCTGTCGAGGTAATTCTGGCTCGTTCTGTGTCGTTAGTCGCAAAAGTAAGAGGATGATTTGTTAGCGCGGCAAGATTTACTGTGTTGTTTGCAGATGTTGCATTAAATGTGCCTCTCACAGACGCAGAGTTTGCCTGTACATACAAAGTTCCATAAGTAGAACCTTGAATGGTGGCTGATGTCATTGTTGAACCAACAGGATTGTATGGTGTAACACCAAGACCTAGATTGCCTGCGCTGTCGAGGGTAGCTTGCTTGGTGTAGCTAGAACCGTTGTAGTACCACCAGTCAAGGCTGTTTGATGCGCCCAACTGATTGAACCATTCACGGCTTGCATCTGCGTTTTGCAGAGAGAAAAACGGGCCAGCACCAACAGAGTCGCTTCCAGCTTTCTTAACGCCTACACGAGCATCTCCCGTTGCAAGAATCTTTCCAACAACTTGAAGTTTCTCTGCAGGCGAACTCGTCCCAATACCCAGACCTGTCGAGGTTAGGCGCATACGCTCAGAAGTTGAATACCAAACAAAGTCATTGCCATTGTTGTAAAATGCAAGGCTTTCGTTGTACGCACCGCCAATAACACGAGAGTAAGTTCCAATCGCACTTGTTAGTGAAGCACCATTGACAATTTGAAATTGAGCGCCATTATTAGTACCGCTACTTGGGCCAACAACAGCAATAACACCATTTGACGCAGAAGTGCTAACAACTAATGAACTGCCACCATCAAAAGTAAGCGCAGAGCCACTTGTCAGAACCTTTGAGCCGTTTAGGTAAGTAACTCCGTTTGCTGTGCCACCATTGTGAGTAACTGTGGAGGATGTAGTCAGAGTGGTAAACGCACCAGTAGAAGCAGTTGTAGCACCAACAGTTCCATTGATATTTATGGAAGCCGTACCAGTAAGGTTAGTTACAGTACCGCTTGATGGAGTACCAAGCACACCACCATTAACCAAAGGTGCGCCAGATGAGCCTACATTGACCGCTAGAGCCGTTGCTACACCTGTTCCTAACCCTGATACACCTGTAGCGATAGGAAGACCAGTAGCGTTAGTTAAAGTTGCGCTAGTGGGTGTTCCAAGGATAGGGGTTACTAGGGTAGGAGAGGTAGCAAAGACTGCTGAACCTGTACCTGTTTCATCTGTCAAAGCACCTAAAAGGTTAGCAGAACTAAATGAACCCAATGAAGTAGCATTGCCAACAGAAGTGACAGCACCTGTTAAGTTGGCGTTAGTGGTTACGTTACCTGCGGTTAGACCAGAGGCAGTACCTGTAATGTTTGTGCCTACCAAAGCAGATGGAGTTCCAAGATCAGGGGTTACCAATGTAGGTGAGTTTGCAAAGACTAAAGCACCACTTCCTGTTTCATCTGTTACGGCAGAGGCTAGGTTAGCACTTGAAGGTGTACCCAAGAATGTCGCTACACCAGTACCAAGACCAGAAACGCCCGTGGAGATCGGCAAACCAGTTAGGTTAGTAGCCGTACCAGAAGCGGGAGTTCCCAAGGCGGGAGTCACTAAAGTAGGACTGTTTGACAGAACAACATCGCCAGTACCAGTAGAGGTAGTTACACCAGTACCACCATTAGCAACAGGCAAAGTGCCAGTAATATCGGAAGTGGAAAGGCTTACTGCATCCCATGTGGCATTAGTGCCATCAGTTTGGAGATACTTGTTTGCGTTACCTGTTTGGGTAGGCAAGAGGTTATTCAGAGCAGCAGTAGCCGTAGAAGCACCTGTACCGCCATCAGCAACCGCTAAGTCGGTGATGCCTGTGATTGAGCCACCAGTAATTGCCGCAGCAGAGTTATCTGTCTTAGTCGCAATGGCAGTAGCAATGTTGTTGTACTCAGTATCAATCTCAGTACCTCGTACGACCTTGAGTGGATCGCCAGGCGTGAGGTTGTCTTTAGTAGCGAAATTCGTGGACTTTGTGTAATTGGACAATCTATTCTCCTTGTGTGAGTTTCATGCTCACGATATTTTTCCGTCTTTAGATTGAATTTCAATCTTCTGAATCGACAACTGAGTTCCGTTGATAGTAGTTTCGTAACCTGTTTGCACAATTTTACCCGCACCAGATGCGTTTACGTCTAATGTTTTGATAAGCAAACCGCCTGAGTATTCAGCTACTCCGTACTCCGCCAAACCATACTCATAGTTCTGTTGTTCAGGAATAAAAGCATTCCCAGACAGATAGTTGGCGGCAAAGTCAAAGCCCCACTTAATCGTCACAAACTGGTTAGACCCACCAATGATGATTGTCTTAATTCTCTTGAGAATAGAAATCTGATTTGCATTACCAAGGTCTGCATGGTTGGTAAAGTAACTCAATCGGTAAGTAGAAGTGTTATCTAAGAAACTTCCATACTTGCCAATAAAACCTGTTTTACCAATGTACAAGTCACCATTGCGAAGCGAATAAAGAGATGAAGGCGTGATTGAGTCCCACTTGGTTACTCTAAACGCACCATCTTGAAGTTGCATCTTTGTATCAAAACAGAAGACCTGTGCCGTAACAGGGAGAGTCAACAGATAAAAAGCATTCTTTTCTGAGTAAACAGACTTCAAATTAGCAAGAGTTTCTACCGCCAAAGATTGAATAAGGTCAGAACGTACATTCTTAGACAAGTCTCTCAGGGGTGCAGACTTCTCTTGGATAGTCCTCATCAATGAACGAACACCTGAGTCGGATAAGAAGATAACGTCCGTACCGATACTCTGAATAGAATCACGAGCAATACACCCAATAGAGCCTACTGTGTCTGATAGAACCAAAGATGCGGGTGTCGAAGCACCAGAGTAGACAAGAATCTGCCTCTTACCAAAGATAAACAGGAAATCATTGTGAGCTGCCAAACCCATCACTTCATCCGCACCATTGGGCCACACACGAGAAACATCCAATGATCCTGAAGTGCCACCACCCCATACATGACCTGCAATCAGATCAGAAAAGGTAATCGTCACTTTATCCGAGGATGTACTAGCCACCCACAAACGACCAAAAGCAGAGATTGCAATGTTGGCTAAAGGAACAGTTCCTACATACCCAGACTTCTCAGACACTCTGCGATAAGTAGTTGTGCTTATAGCGGGGTCATAAATGAGTGGATCGTGTCCTGTTTGAAAGAAATAAGCTATTCCATTCAAAGATGCACATTGCCAATTAGATGCCGTAATAGTAGGGGCAGAGCCACCACCACCATAGGTCAACTCAGTCACCGCATTAGCAGTACCAAGTTTAAATAGCTTGTTGTTTCCCGCAAACAGAACAGTCAAAGTACCATCAGTTTGAACCAACTCATGTATCACCCCAACTGGATTAGACCCAAGATTCCCAGATGAGGGGTTAACATGGGTGTAGCCCTTGCGTGTACCAATACGACCAAACTGGTCAATCACACAATTGGTAGCAGTTAAAGCAAAGCCAGAGGACAAATCCAATGGCGAATCTTGCGTGTTCAGGCCGAAAAAGCCTGGTGCGCTAATGCTTTGACTTTGGAGTTGTGCTGCCATTTAGACCGCCACAAAGTTGTCTTCAGGGTAACGAGTGGACTCCAATGCAATAGCATCAGAGAGCATCCCACGGAACAAAGCATAAGCCTCATTAGAAGCAGTACCGCCATCCTCACCACGCTCAATCAAAGCACGAGCATAAGCACTTTGAGCAACCAAATAGTCCAAAACCTTCACAGAAGTGCCATCAGCAGACAGGTTAGCTTGTGGAATGGTCAGGTCAAACAACAGAGTAAAAGTACCATTAGGAACGGGAAATAGGTCTACTTTGGTGTCTCCACTACCATCTACACCGCTAAAGCAAAACTCTGAAGGAATAGATTGTGAAGATGCACTAAAGTTCAATTTGCGGTTCATGTCCACAAACTCAATATTGCGAAGACCAATTAAACTTGTTGTGTTGATTGCATCATTGATACGGAACTTCTGTCCCGCACCTGTTAAAGCATAGGAACTCGTACCAGAAGTAGTCGTTACTGTGATTGTTTGAGCAAGGCAATTCCAGTTATAAGAGTCTTCAATCTGTCTCTTAGCATCATTGACAAACTTGCCAATCAAAGCGGAATAGGTTGTCTCTGAGACTGTAGAAACAGTAGTCTCCCGCAAACGTGTAAGCACATCGTTAACAAGTTCTAAGTAGGTCATGTTCTTTGCGCTCCAAATACTTCAAATGTGGCAATAAAACTGAACGTACTACCTGCTTCAGTCGTAATTTGAATCTTATCGCCTTCTTCCAAAACGATATAAGCATTGCCATCAAATTGAAGGTAATTCTTAGAAGTAAAGTTGTATTCAGTCAGGATGTCGTAGGAAGTAGCGGCACTTGCATCATTCCACACCACAGTAATGTGTTTTGTCGATCCACCAGTATTGTGGATATACATGACTGTAAATTTGGCGTAGTAACCCGTAGGAACTGTATAAACAGTAGTCAGCGTAGCGGCTGTGGGTTCAACTCCGACTGAGATTGGCCTCATTTACTATTCCTCTTAGAGATCGCTTTAGCTTTTGCTTTAGCGTCTTCCTTGGACGTTGCGCCCCAAGCTCTAAGAGATAATAGGAGTCGGGTAGGCTTCCCATCTTTCATCTCAGCGCCAGGCATATTGCCCATTCGTGCTAAAAAGGATGCCCTACGAGGGTTATCTCCCGACTTTACTGGTGGTTTTAAATTGCCACCCGTTTCTGCATTATACGATGCTCTTCCCTTGGCATTCAAGCCCCCTGACGCAGATTTCCCTTCTTTTCTTTGCCAAGCAGGAGATTTCATTTCTTCTTTGCGGTCTTAGCCGCAGCCTTAAATGCCGCCTCAGTAGGAGCACCTTTAGAGCCAACCTTACGCATCTTTTCCTTAGAACCAGCTTTGATGCGTTCTTGTTTGGCATTGATGTTAGCGTAAAGACCTTGTTTCATTTCTTCTTCCTCTTAGACTCAGAAATAGCAATAGCAATAGCTTGTTTAGGATTCTTCACCACAGGGCCACCCTTACCAGAATGGAGAGTTCCTGCTTTATATTCACGCATGACCTTGCTAATCTTTGCTTCAGCTTTGGTCTTTTTCATATTAGTACAAAACCTTGGCGGTAATTGTTCCAGATGTGTAAGCTGTGCAATTGGCTCTTAGATACTTAGGAGCATTGGCAATAGTAACAATGCCATCAGCAGTTAATGCTGTGCCAATCGTTGCGTATGTTGTTCCATCTAAACTTCCTTGGAAAGCAACAGTAGCAGTCGTGATGCCTGTAACTTGAAGGAATGCAGGTTGACCAGCATCGGCTTGAACGGCCTTAGAAGCACCTGTGGCAGTAACAGCACTAAGTAAAGTAACGGGAGTAGTTAAAGATGACATTATTTACCTCTTCCAGATTTCTTCATCATGTTAGTAGCAGTACGACCACCACGAGTAGGCATGGCTTTAGGCTTACCAATAGCAATCATTACAGTAACAGGCATAGATTTCTTCTTGCCATACTCTTTGGCTTCTTTCTCGCCTTTTTCTGTGTATGGGAATTTCTTGTTTCCTACTTGTGGCATATAAATCCTTATCGAACTAGCTTGGTTGCAATGAAAGAAATGATACCGCCAACAATAGAGGCGATTGCCATTCCAACGAAAAACCCACCTTTAGACTTGTTAGCCATTTCTAAAAGCGTTTTAATATCTTGGCGAAGTGCATGGACTTCTGCCTGTAAAGCCTCAACTTGGGCTTCAAGTTTTCCGAATTCTCTTGGATCAATTTCCGACATTTGAAACCTCTTTTTTTGGTCTGCCCAACTTAGGCTTGTCTTCGTCTTTCTTTGGAGTTTCCTCAACAAGAACGTATCCTTGATGACCTTTCATGCTATCAATATCATGCTGATAGGTGAAAGTTACTGTATTTCCTGACTGTAAACAACGAAAAGTAGCCATAAAAACTCCAAAAAAAGGGGGGTATTAGCCCCCTTTAATTAAACCGCACGAGCCACAATAAGGTTCAATGTGGTTGATGCCAAGTCTACAGTACCTGCTGTAGGGTTGTAAGTCACGATAGTAACTGTGTCAGCGGCTGAAACATAGGCTCTACGAACCAAACCTGCCTCAGAAACGCCAACAGACATACCGATAACCATGTCGCCCAATGCAACGCCTGGTACTGTAACTGTATCTGTAGCGGTTGCAGTCGTAAGAACTGATGCGCTATCAAGCGTACAAGAAACATCCCAAGTGTCTGTAAATAGACCACGGAACTGGTCATTTCCCCTGCGGGAAGTAACTGCTGTTGCTGCTGCCATAATAAATCTCCTTAATGTAAAAATCCCCCCACCCGAAGGCGAGGGGAAAGGTTGTTATCAAGAAGGAACAACCAAGGCAAACATGGAAGAAGACAAAGCCTCACCAGTTGTGGCGGCTGAACGAAGTGCGGCAACGCCATACAAAGTATCAGACGTAAACAAAGTAGCCAAGTAGTCTTGTTTGTACTGAGTTTGTGAACGGATGCCCACTTGCTCAACCAAAACCATAGCGTCCTTGTGACCCATCAAGCAGACACGAGCAATAGAAGTACCGCTTGTTGGGTAAGCGGCAGTTGCAGACGCATGGTCAGCATTGCTAGATGTGTACACGGGGATACCATACAGTTGACCGATTTCACCATTGCGGATTGCATTACCATTACCCACAAAAGCCTGTTCAGTGTAACGGGCAAGACCCATCAACGTATTGCGGCTTGAAGGAGGAATGATAAAGAAACGACCATCCATAGGAGTGTCATTGTCATCCAAACGCTGAATAGTACGACGAATAGCCGCATCGGTCAGAGCAGAAGCGTTACCAGTGTTGGTGTTTGCTGAGTAGTCGAAGGCTGTTGTACCATCGCCACCAACAAAACCACCTGTGTAACGTGCACTACCAGCAGTACCGCCATTGGCAGAACGACCCAACTGGATCAAGCTAGTGTCTACTTGACGAGCCAGAGCGTAACCAGCATCAGCAGTATAGAACTGACGAAGGCTATTCAAGGCTTGTGCTTCAACGATGTCCTCAATGAAACGTGAGTACTCGAAGTGCTTGTTAATGTTAACAGTAACTTCTGTCTCTGTATCTGCAATCAAAGTGACAGCAGTAGAGGCGGCTTTTGCAGAAGCTGAACCACGGGTAGGAGCTGGAATGTGAACTACATCACCCTTCTTACCCTTGAAGTTCATCTTCATTACGAGGTTAGCCAATACAAGGTTTTTCTTGTATGAGGCTACGATTTCATCTGACCAGATTTCTGGGATGAACGTTGCTGCGGTTGTTGTGGTTACCGCTGGTGTTGGATATGCCATAATTAAATCTCCTAAAGTTTAACGAACTCGACCTTCTTGGTATGCCGTCATAATTTCTTGACTTAGAGCATCATACCGATCTGGGTCTTGCATTTTCAGCCGAATAAGGTCTGCCCTTCGGT